GGGCCGTAAGGCCCCCTTTTTACTGAGAAAGAAGAATGAGTCAGATAGACCGTTTCAAGGCTATATTTTGGGGGCTAGACATAGCCTATGGCACCTACAAGATTGAAAAAGCCAGAGAAGATGGAAAGCAAGCAGGAAAAGCCGTTGTCGTTCGTCAGCCGCCTGTTGACGATTTGTGGGATAAGCATCTGCAGGGCGTTGAGCCTTCCCTTGGTATCATTCCTATTCGTAGGGATAACACTTGTATATGGGGCTGTATTGATATCGACCAGTATCCTGTTGATTACAAGGGACTGGTTCACCGAATTCGATCACTGAAGCTTCCGCTTATTGTGTGCCGCAGCAAGTCTGGCGGTGCACATGTGTTCCTGTTCACAAAAGAACCGATTGCCGCTGCGGAGATGCAACGGTATCTGAAGGCGTGCGCCGGGCTGCTCGGCCAGTCTGGTCGGGAGATTTTCCCTAAGCAGGCGGAAATCCTTGTTGAGCGGGGCGACACCGGGAACTTTTTGAATCTGCCGTACTTTGGCGGGGACCGGTCGCTGCGCCATGCCTTTGACGATGAAGGGCATGCCGTGGACCTCGAGGGGTTCTTCACGCTCCACGATCAGTACGCGCAGGAGCTGCCGCTGACGTTCCCTGAGGAGCAGAAGGAAACAACTGCGATAATCGGGAATGGTCCTCCATGTTTGCAGGCTCTCTGTCAGCAGGGCTTTCCCGAAGGAACACGGAACAACGGCCTGTTCAACATCGGCATTTACCTCCGCAAGGCGTTCCCTGAGAACTGGGAGGACAAGCTGCTGGAATACAACATGAAGTACCTGTCCCCGCCGTTGGGGATGAGCGAGCTTCAGGTGATTGCCAAGCAGTTGCAGAAGAAGGAGTACCACTATAAGTGCAAGGATGCGCCGATCAACAGCTTCTGCAATTCAGGGCTGTGCCGGACCCGAAAGTATGGGGTGGGAGCAGATGGCCCGGATAGCCCGGCCATGTCCTCCCTGTCCAAGTATAATAGTGACCCTCCGCTGTGGTTCCTTGACGTAAACGGGAAACGGCTGGAGCTGGACACCGAGGGCCTGTTCAATCAGGCAGCGTTCCAAAAGGCCTGCATAGAAAAAATCAATCTGCTGCCCCCGACGCTGAAGCGTTCGGACTGGGAGCATGTACTGAACGGCCTGCTGCGGGAGATGGTCGAGCTGGAGCATATACAAGAGGCTCCGGAGGACACGACCGTGCAGGGGCGCTTCCACGACTTGGTGGAGGAGTTCTGTACACACATGCACCAAGCAATGGACCGTGAGGAGATACTGCTGGGCCGTCCTTGGACGGACAGCGAGGAGGGCAGGGTGTACTTCAGGATAAAAGACCTTGAGGCACATTTGCGCCGCAACAGTTTCACCGGGATGTCTGCGCCGAAGATGGCCCAGCGCCTGAGGGAACTAGGTGGGGAGCCTATCAGTCTATTCCTGAAAGGACGGGCTACCCGAGCATGGCGGCTCCCCCGGTTCAACCCTCAGTCTTCTCCGTTCGAGACGCCTGAGATGAAGCGTAGCGCGCCGTTCTGATGGCCCTTAAGAAAGTCTTTGGTCCTCCCGGCTCCGGGAAGACAACCTACCTGCTGAATATCGTTCAGCAGGAGTTGGCCGAAGGCACTAGCCCACCACAAGTGGGCTATTTTGCCTTTACTCGCAAAGCAGCGAATGAGGCCAAGGAAAGAGCCGTAGCGAAGTTCCCGCACTTGAACGAGGACATGGACTTCCCGTGGTTCAGGACGCTACACAGTCTGGCCTACCGATGCCTCGGGGTGTCCCAGAAAGACATGATGAAACCCGCGAACTACCGCGAGTTTGCGAAAGAGGCTGGGATCGAGATAGGGCTAGAGAGCGACGATGAGGACATCTCTGTCAAAGCCAACAACCCTATCCTCAACCAGATAGGCATCGCACGCACGCGTGGAGAGGACCTTCGAGTCCACTACAACAAATCGGGGATGGACATCGAGTGGTTCCATTTCGAGTATGTAGAGCGGGCGTACCGCCATTACAAGCATTCGAAAGAGCTTCTGGATTTTACAGATTTGTTGGAACGAGTCCTTGAGGACACTGACCGACTGCCATCACTGGACGTGGTCATCATTGACGAGGCGCAGGACCTGTCTCCGCTCCAGTGGAAACTGGTGAAGGCGCTTGTCGAGCGTAGCAACCGGGCCTACATCGCCGGGGATGACGATCAAGCAGTCTACACGTGGGCAGGCGCGGACGTGGCGTCTTTCTTGTCGCTGGAAGGCGACATTACTGTCCTAGCGCAGTCGTATCGTGTTCCGGCAAAAATTCACAATCTTGCTAACCGCGTTATTCAGCGCGTTCATAACCGACAACCCAAGGAGTGGATGCCGCGCCAGTTCGATGGCGAGATATATACCTATAATGGTATAGAGTACGTCGACGTGACTCATGGTGAATGGCTCATATTGGCTGCTACAAATTACATGCTAAACGACATGCACCAGTGGCTAAAGAGCGAGGGCATCCTCTTCGAGCGCCATGGCCACCGGAGCATACCTGAGAAAATTGTCAATTGCGTACTAGGCTGGGAGACACTGCGGAAGGGGGAGCAGGTACATGGTTCCGTAGTACGGAACATCTACAAGCATCTCGATCCAAGCTTCATTGCCCGTGGCCACAAGTCGCTACCTACATTGGACGACGAAGGTCTCTACACGTTGGAGGACCTCAAGCAGAGTCATGGACTGCTAACAGATGCCATCTGGCATCAAGCGCTGACTAAAATTGACGAAGGACGCAGGGACTACATCATTGCGCTACTGCGTCGAGGCACTAGAATCACGGGTAAGGCTCACGTGAAACTAAGCACGATTCACGGAGCAAAGGGCGGTGAGGCAGATAATGTCTTGTTGATGATGGACCTTTCTTCAAGGTTTTCAGAGGAATACTATAAGAACCCAGATGACCTCAATCGTTTGGCATATGTAGGAATCACAAGGGCACGACAATCACTGCACCTTGTCCTTCCGAAGAACCAGAAGAAAGCATTTGTACTGTGAAGACTCTTTCTCTTTTTACCCGTCCTTCGGAGTGGGTGCCTCCTGATGTTTTCCCTGACCTGAGTTCAGCCAAGGAGATTGCCATCGACCTTGAGACCTGCGACCCCAACATGGAGTCGATGGGTCCCGGCTGGCCTCGCAAGGACGGCTACATCATCGGATATGCGTTCGCGGTAGACGGATGGAAAGGCTACTTCCCTGTAGCCCATCAGGGGGGAGGCAACCTAGACCGGGGTATGGTAGAGCGGTGGGTCCGGGAAACGCTGCTGCTGCCTGCTGACAAGATTATGCATAACGCTGCCTATGACATGGGCTGGCTGATGGCCCAAGGCTTTGAAGTGAAGGGGCGCATTATAGACACATTGATAGCCGCCCCGCTAGTGGACGAGAACCGGTTTGCCTACTCCCTGAACAGCCTCGGCTATGACTACCTACAGGAGACCAAGTCGGAGCAGGGGCTCAGGGACGCAGCGGCGGACTTCGGGGTCCACCCCAAGAAGGAGCTGTGGAAGCTCCCCGCCATGTACGTCGGAGGATATGCCGAGCAGGACGCGGCCTTGACGCTCAAGCTCTGGCAGTACTTCAAGATCGTGCTCCGGAAGGAGGAGGTCGAGTCGATGTTCGACCTCGAATCTTCCCTGCTCCCGGTGCTCATCAAGATGACCAGTCGGGGCCTGCGGTTTGACCGGGACCGCTGCGAACGCACTCTCCGGGAGATGCGGGAGACGGAAGAGGCTTTGATCAAGAAGGTGAGGAAAGTCAGTGGAACACCTGTGGATATCTGGGCAGCGGCCAGCATTGCACAGGCGTTCGACGCGCTGGGGCTCCCTTACCCCAAGTCCGCCACCGGGCTGCCCTCTTTTACTAAGACTTTTCTGGATACACATCCCCACGAACTGGGGAAGTTGATTGTCCAAGCCCGGGAACTGAACAAGACCCATGGGACCTTTTTGGAACCTTACCTCAAGTTTTCCCATTACGATGGGCGTATCCACCCGCATGTGAACCAATTACGGTCGGATGACGGCGGTACGGTCACCGGACGACTGTCCATGGCCAACCCTAACCTCCAGCAGGTTCCCGCCCGTCACGAGACCATCGGCCCGACCGTCCGGTCCCTGTTCCTCCCAGAAGAGGGGGAGCAGTGGGCCGCGCTCGACTTCTCCTCGCAGGAGCCTCGGCTACTGGTGCACTACGCCTCACTGCTCGATCTCCCCGGCGCATCGACCATGGCCCAAGCCTACCGGGACAACCCCGATACCGACTTCCACCAGATGGTCGCGGATATGGCCCAGATTAAGCGGAAAGAGGCCAAGACTATTGGACTTGGGCTCATGTACGGCATGGGCAAGGGCAAGCTTGCCGCCCAGCTGGACATGGACGTGGACGCGGCTTCTGAGCTGATGCAGACCTTCCACCAGAAGGTGCCGTTCCTGAAAGGCACCGTCGAAGCCGTCATGCGCCGCATAGAGAAGCCCTCTTCTGGCGGGGCCATCCGGACGTTGCTGGGCAGGAAATGCCGGTTCCCCTTATGGGAGCCGACCCAGTGGGGGGTGCACAAGGCACTGCCCTATGAGGAAGCGCAGATCAAATACGGCCCACGGATAAAGCGGGCGATGACCTATAAAGGACTGAACAGGCTCATCCAAGGATCCGCTGCCGACCAGACCAAGGCCGCCATGGCGGCCTTGGACAAGGCGGGGTTCACCCTGCTTCTGCAGGTCCATGATGAGATAGCCTTGAGCGTCCGGTCTGAGGACGAGGCCAAGGAAGCGGCGCATATCATGCTCAATGCCGTCAACCTCGAAGTTCCCAGCAAGGTGGACATCGAGATTGGACCCTCATGGGGAGAGGCTAAGTAAATCAGTAAGTTACAAAAGGTGCTTGTATCGCAAATCGGCTTGCGATACAGTGCGCCCCCTAGAAAGGAGAGCTTATGCCATACGGTAAACGAAGGAAGAAGACCCCTGCTGGGGTCAAGGTGCCTGATTCACCTAGCAGGCGTCGCGAACCATGGACCACGATTACTGTCCGTGCCGCGACCTACGCCATGCTCAGGGAATTGGCCGAGTACTGGAAGTGCCCTGTCGGTCAGGCCGCAACGACCTGCGTTGAGAAGGAGTTCAAGAAACTGCTTTGGGAGCAGGAGCACGCTCAAATCATGCAGAAGGTAGGTCGCCATGTCCCAAGAGCATAAAACCGTTCTTGAAGTGGAAGCGACGGTGAAGTACGACATATTGCCCCCGGAGCACGACCTGCCTCAGCAGATCGACATACTGGAGGTACTGGTTCAGACAACAAACCCTAAGACAGGGAAGATACGTAAAATAAATATACTTAATACATTAACAGCAGCAGAGGTAATCAATCTTGAAGATGAAATTGCCGGAGTATTTGACAATGCGGGGTAAGAAAGAAGAAAGGACCACGGACCATGAACCAAGCTTCAGCTCTCTGGAGAAGAAGCTTGATCATGCTATATCCATGTTAGGAGAGAAGTGGCTGCTCCATCCTGCGCATTCCCCGAAGAAAGGGGTCTACAACCAATGGGGCAAGCTTGAAGAGCTAAAGTAAGTCGTGACCCTCTATAGAAAGGAGACAGAGCGATGACAAAAGTAGAAAGACTTCTTTTATATTTTCTTCTCGGGGATTGGTTTGGGGAAGCGTTCAAAGTCCTCCAACATATGTACTTTTGAGGAAATAACATGTTAGAAGAACTGAAAGCCCGGCTGGCCAGCCTTCGTCAGAAAATGGCCGAGATGGCAGAGGAGACGCAGTACCTGAGAAACGAAGTGATACGTCTTAAAAGTGTCATAGAAAATAGCGAGAAAGAAAGTGGACGAAACGCCGCATAGGCATATTGCTGCTCAAATGGCGAGGGTGCCATTCCGCGACGCGGAATATCGGCTGTACTTCAAATCGGAAAAGGACTTCCGAGAGGCCATGCGCAGGGCTAGAGAATTAGAAAGAAAGAATTGCCCTGCACGGGCGTGGAGAGTACGATTAAACCTTGACAACACATTCTAGAGGGCATGTCAATGGCTCGTCGTTCATGGAAACGCAATAGTGTCAAGGGATACGCGGTCGGCGGCATGCCTGATGAAAGAGGGCAACCCGGGTACTTGTCTCCGGGTTTGGCTGAGAGATTGTCGGGGCTATCCCAGCAGTCAATGCTGGGGGCACAGTTCGGCAGGGGCACCGACCCCGCTGTAATGGCACAAGAGCAGCAAAGGCTACAGGCGCTCGACCAGCAGAGACAAGAAGAGTCTCGACGAAACCAAGAGATGCTGCAGCAAGCTTCGCCCGAAGTACGAAATATGCTTCAGAGTGGAAGAGTGCCCATAAACAGCAATATGAATATGGAGCAACAGCTACAAGCTGCCCAGAGAGCGCTAACAAATCCAACGGGCAATCAGGGTATGGGCATACAACAGGCCATGGGAGGAATGCCTCCTATGCCTGAGAAAGGCATGCCTCAAGGTTTTGGGGGGATGCAGCAGACAGTCGCGCAGCCGGGGATGAGGCCTCCGATGCCCGGTATGCCGATGAGGCCTCCGATGCCCGGTATGCCACCTCAGGGTATGGACCCCCGCATGCAGCAGCAAGTCATGCAGCAGCTACAGGGAAGAGGGATGCCTCAGGGGATGCCTCTGAGACAGCAGGCCATGCAGGGTCAGCCGGGCATGGACCCCCGCATCATGCAGCAGATGCAGCAGCAGGCCATGCAGATGGCGATGCGGCGACAGCAGCAGCTACAGCAGCGGGGCATTCGCCCTAGCCAATTGCCCAGTCCCCAGTCCCTTCAGCAGATGCCCACGGGTCAGGCACGTCAGGTGCTTGGCCAGACGCTGCTCGGTCCAAAAGGCTACCAACAGCTGCAGCAGCAGTTCATGCAGCAGGCGGGTATTCGCCCGTCCGAGAGGCAGTACAACATGGGCCGTGGTCCGATGGCCCAACAGATGGGACAGCGTCCGCAGCAGCAGGGGATGGTGTCGAACAACGCGGGCGGCATGATGGGTCAGCCTCCTCAGCAGCGTTCTCCTTTCCAGCAGGGCATTGGCGGCATGGGAGCAGCGGCTTCGGGCGCGAGAGCAGGAGCATTCGCTGACGGCGGCTTAGTTAAGTCGCGAAGGAAGGCTAAAGCGACTGCTAAGCCCAAGGCTAAGGTGGCAGCGACTGCTAAGCCTAAGGCTAAGGTGGCAGCGACTGCTAAGCCTAAGGCTAAGGCAGTGCCGAAGGGTTCTCATCGCATGCCTGATGGCCGCGTGATGAAGAACAGCGCCCACAAGAAAGGTAAGCGATGAGCGGCAAAGGCCTCTACGCCAACATCCACGCCAAACGAGCCCGCATCGCTGCGGGCTCTGGCGAGAAGATGCGCAAGCCGGGCACCAAGGGTGCCCCGACTTCAAAGGCATTCAAGGCATCAGCCAAGACCGCTAAGAAGCCACCGGTAAAGAAGCTGGCCAAGGGGAGCACCAAGATTCCCCTTGAACCGATGCCTTACACCAATCCCGAGTTCCAGAAAAGAATAGACAACCCTGAGCGGTACTCTGTCCTGCGAAACAAGAGCGGGCAGATGGAAACCCACAGGATGGCCGCAGAGGAGGGAGGAGATGGGAAGTGGTACGTCTTCCCCACCGTACAAAACATAGGTGGTAAACTTAAAAAGTTCTCTAGCGTTCAAGACGCTTTTAATTCCGCCATCAAGCGCGGAGATTTCTATCAGTTCCCTACAGCAGAAGGAGCTATCTCTTACGCTTCTGGCGCGTATAAAACTCGTAAGTTTAGGGAATATTACGACAAACTTTCCCGTGAAAAATGAGCGAGACACTGGGCCAGAAGCAGCGACGCTTCACCCGGCTTGTGGGCCTGTTGATCGAATGGGCCTACAAGCAGGGTTACGAACTTTCTTTCGGCGATGCCTACCGGTCCCCGGAGCAGGCAAAGCAGAACGCCGACGCAGGCAAGGGCATCATCAATTCCCTCCACTGCGAGCGGCTGGCTATCGATGTCAACCTGTTCATCGACGGCGTGTACCAGACCGACTCCGCCGCCTACGAGCCCCTCGGGACCTTCTGGGAATCTTTGGGCAGTGACTGCGCGTGGGGCGGTCGGTTCAGGCGACCCGATGGTAATCACTTTTCCGTGCGCCATGGAGGGAGAGCATGATCGGTGACCTCATCGCAGGACTGCTCGGCAAGGTCATCGACCGGGCATGGCCAGACCCCGCACAGCGCGCGCAAGCGGTCATCGAACTGGAGAAGCTCAGGCAGGCCGGGGAGTTCAAGGAGCTGGACTCGGCAATGCAGGTCATTCTCGCAGAAGCCAACAGCCAAGACCCATGGACCTCGCGCGCCCGCCCAAGCTTCATGTATGTGTTTTACTTCATTTTGCTCGCGCTGGTCATCGTCGCCCCTATCATCGGGGTGTTCAACCCGGCCGAGATGAAAAACTTTTTCGCCAACGTGAAGTCAGGATTCGAAGCAGTGCCCGAGGCGCTGTGGTGGACGTTCAGTGCTGGCTACCTTGGCTACACCACCGCACGCACTTACGAGAAAAAGGTAGGCATCGCGAAATAGTCTCTGGTATGCTTTGGGCGTCTGAGAACGACGCGTGAGCCCCCTTCGCCCCGGCACCGAAGTGCCGGGGTTTTTAAGACAGGAGAAAGACAATGGAAAAAGACAAGTCGTCTTTGGTTCTGAATGAAGACAGCCCGTGGCGCGTGGCACTCGGGGACGATAAGCCTCTTCAAAGCACCGTGAACCACCCGCCACACTACATGGGCAAGGTCGAGTGCATTGACGCAATTGAGTCTGCCACTGCTGGCCTGACAGGCCTTGAGGCCGTTTGCACGGCCAACATCATGAAGTACGTCTGGCGCTGGAAGCGCAAGAACGGATTGGAAGACCTTCGCAAGGCGCGTTGGTACCTCGACAAACTCATCGCAACGTCGTTTGGAAAAAAATGAAACTCACTGCAGACATCGTGAAACGTCTCCGCGAACTGGTCTGGGACGAAGGCTACGGTTACAGGGAGGCGGCGGTACAGCTTGATGTCGATCCTGACTTGTCATGGACCAGCCTCTGGGCCGCAGTGCGGGGCCTGACTTGGAAAACCGCTGGTGGACCCACGGGCGGGCGAGACGGTAGACACCCTGCGAAACGAAGGAAGAAAGATGAAACACAAAAACGAGCCCCATGACTACGGGGTCTACATCACCGAAGCACAGCGCCAGCTGAAGGAGCTTGAGAAATCCTGCATCAAGTCCTGCGTCGACGACGCCATCGAGGGCTATGACGAGGTGTACAACGCTGCGGCCGGTCTCAGCATGTCGATCCGAATGGTGCTGGAGTGGGCGGCGGGCAAGGCAACGGCATTGCGCATGACGGAACGGCGATGAGATTCGAAACGAAAAGGACTACACTTCCCCAGTCATTACCACCTTTTCAAGGAGATTGAACATGCCATCAAAGATAAAACTGCCTCCAGAGATAAAACTGCCTCCCGCAGCCAGAGGCTGGTCTGACGATAAAAAAGAAAAATGGATGCAGCGAATGCTTGAGTACGAGGCCATGAAGACTGCGCCTGAGGGGGTTTCTGTCGAGAAGGCCTTGGATCAGTCTCGTAACGTCGCTCGCAGAGCGGCGGAAGAGAAGAGGAATAAAACTGCATCGCCTACGGGCCAATCGGCGAAGACGTATGAGCCGACCATCGAAGGAGCGAGACAGGGCATTTTGGATTACCGCAAGAAGGTTGACAGCTACAAGGGCGGTGGCGCGGTCAAGAAGAAGAAGGTTGTCGCCAAAATGACGCCGAGGAAGAAGCCCGTCGCCAAGCCTGCCGCTCGCCGTGGCATGGGCAAGGCGATGAGAGGACGCTGAAAAAGTACTTGACACAGTCCGGGGCGCGGAGAGACACTGCGCTTCCGGTCACTGTGACCGGACGACACACAGAAAGAAAGGAAGAAAGATGATTGACAGACTCACTGCCATTGCACTCCTCCTCCGCGAGACTGCTTGGGAAATGGAGAAAGTATCGTCAGGAGATTACTACACCCGCCTGCCCGAGAGCCACCTGCGCGAGGTCTATCGTGCGTGTGGGGAGTTCCAGAATGAATTTCGCCGTCTGATGGAGGTGGAACATGGCTGAGCTTGCCGAGTTCCTGTGGTGGGCGGTGCTCCGCCTGTTGGAAGCCGACCCAACTCTCATCTGGGTTTGACATGAATCCGGTGAACCGAACATTGACCGATGAACAGGTGAGGACTCTCCGTCACCTTGTTTGGATCGACGGATTGTCTCATCGCGAAGCAGCAAGACGGCTTGGCATCAAAAGGGTGGGCGGCAGCTTCTGGCTCGCCGTCCATGGCTTTGCCTACAAGACCGCCGGTGGACCTACGCAAAAGGGCAGCGCTTAAACATGAGTGCAGGGAATATCATTGAGTTTGGAGACTGCCGCGACATTATGCGTCAATGGGCCGCTGAAGGCGTAAAGGCTCAAAC